ATCCAGCCAGAATCCAAACTCAATATCCAGTGCATCAAAAAGCCAAAGCGGCGTTTGCCAGCAGTCCTTGTCGTGTGCTGGCGTATTTGATTTGATAGTCATGCAGCCTTCCCTTTTCGTTGTGACCATTCATACTCTCGCCGGGAGTCATCACTCCACCGCACGTTGCGCTCTGAGCCGAACCAGAACATGATTTCGATAAGCTCAGTCATGCTGGCCTTTCGCATTTTGCTGGTACGCACGCCAAGCATGACAACGCCACCGTCGATACCAGGAACACTTCGTTGCTCCAGTTTTTTGGTCTTAAGCCACAGGGCAGTGAACAGGTCTTTCCAGTCTTCCGGTGCCAGCCGTTGACCATGCCATAGCACCTGACGCGAAACATCGTTCAGCATCGGCCACATACGGTCATTCTGCGCTTTGCTGCGTTTGGGTTCTTTAAGGTGGACTTCGTGGGGTGACTTGTCGTCGATGGGAAGTGAGAGTATTGCGTCTATGGCGTTATTTCTGATTGCTTCGTTGCGAAGCATGTATATTTGCTTCATCGAAATTCTTCTCTTTAATTCCAGCGGATCTGATAGCTTTCATTACTGCAATTACCGTTTTGTCTCTCCCATCCTCATAACCCATCGCATAAGCACCTTCTTCACCATCTTTCCAAAAGTCGTCATTCGATTCGGGCCAGTCGATATCCAGTTCAATAGCTGCTCGCGATGCCTGCCATGCCTCCCATGCAATCTCGACCTTGATGTGCATAATCTTCATCACGTCACTTGAAACGTGATATTTGTTTTCAAACCATTCTTCAAACTGCTTTCTTGATTCGTCCATCGATACTTACCCTCAGTTCAACTCACAAAACGCCACGCCATTTTTGCTACGACAACAGGCATAACACCGATAATCACCCAGACAAATGCAGCGCCAAACAACGTATACCATGGGTCTTTACCGTCATTCACAAGACGAATGTAGCTATGCAGAACAATAAAAAACGTCAGAAGAATCCATCCAACGCCAACGCATTTGAATGCGACGAGCATAAACTCAGCCACGATTTACTCTCCCCCAAATAAAAAGGCCTGCGATTACCAGCAGGCCTGTTATTAGCTCAGTGATGTAGATGGTCATTGCCTTACCTCCATAAGCGCCCTATTAATAAACGCCGTCATTGGATTTGCACATCCCCACCCCGTACCATCTGGATTTCTTTTAATTGGCTCCTTCTTCACTTTGCGTTTTGCATAAATAACCGTCTTCCACTTACGCTCAACAACACTCAAATGTCCTTGTTTCACCATATGCCTTGCTGCTTGAGCGATTCTGTTATTTGGTATTCCGGTGATCAGTGCTAATTCATGTGGGGAGAATTGTTCATGAGTTTTCAGATATTCCAGGATGATTTCTTTTCCAGTCACGATCTGCTCCTGTAACTATCCCATGTAAACGCAAGAGTGCACCCGCCGCCATCATTCATCCTGTCAATAACACGCTCACCAATGAATGCAGACAGTTCATCTTTGCTCTGGTTGCTAATCAGGATCGTTGGCTTCATGCACTCGTAGCGGGTGTTGATGATTTCGAACATGATCATCTTTTCCGCCTCGCTTCCAAACTGCACACCAACCTCATCGATAATTAGCAGGTCAGGTTTAGTGAACTGTCGGATCACTTCATCCTCTGTGCGGGTGGAGTTTTTAGACCATGTTGATTTATATTCTCTGGCAATTTTCAGCGCCGTTGTGAAAATAGCTGAGCTTTGATGTTCCGTAATTGCGTGCCGGGCGATAGCCAGTGCAAGATGATTCTTTCCAGTACCAGGCTTTCCACACATAACCAGCCCACCGCCTTTCTGTAACCTCTCAGGCCATTTGCTGGCGTATGCCTGACACACCCTGAGCACTCTCTTTGCATCGTCGTTGACTGGCTCGTAGTTCTGTAGTGTGCAACCCTTGAATCGTTCAGGAATATCAAGATTATTCAACAGAAACTCGACATTGCGCTTACGTGATTCCTCGTCGATTTTAATCTTCTCTGCCTGTAGCCGAATAAGCTCATCTCTCATGCATTCCGGGCATTCGCTAGGTCTTGAGGCAAACTTAATTGGCCCAGTCGAGTAACGGTTACGCTGCTCAAACTCACCATGTTTTTCACAGATGCCAGTGCCAATTTCTACAGATGTATGCTCGATAGCAATTGGCGGAGAACTCAATTCTGCAAGTTTTTTCTCCAGTTGGGAGATCTTTTCATCCAGCGTCATGTTCACTCCTGCGCCCATGAAGGCATTTCAGTTTGTCCGTAATCTTTGGTGGCAAAGTTTTCCTGCATAGCTCGATGCTGCGGCCTCGGTTGAGGTTTCCCCTTTGGAGTCTTGGGCTCAAAAATCCCCTGCCAACCACTGGCGATGCTCTGGTTTATAATTTCTTCAGGTGTATATCCCTTCTCCAGACTTCTGCTTAGAACGTTGATAGCCTGAGTGACACTTTGCTTAGACTTGATCGACTTGCCTATCTCCTTGCGATAGGTAACCCACGACAACCATGTTTCTGCTGATAACCAATCAGGCAACTCTGTTTCTAGCGGGTCGAACTTCTGAGAAACTTTTTTGGGGGATATAGGGGGTTTATTAATATTTTCTTTTGTCTTTAAAGAATGTCTTTTGTGTGTCTCTAACTTCGAGACATTGAGTGTCTCTAATTTGGAGACATTTTTTGTCTCTAACTTCGAGACAAAGTTGCTAACTTGGAGACACTTGCTGAATTGCCACGCAGATACCTCACTGTTTACACCGATTTGATTTCCATCCATAAACAGGCAATTCATTGAAATCAGTTCTTTTTTAGCCTTGTTAACATTCTGCCTTGACAGTCCTGTTAACTGAGCAATTTGCTCATCGGCTATTCGATCTGTTTTCTTATTGAATCCATATGTTTTCCGGACGTAGGCCAGCATAACTTTCAACTGGCGAGCGGTTAAATCGGCACTTGCGATAGCTTCCAGCAGCTCGTTAGCGAATCTGGTGTAACCATCATCGATATCAGCCACTCTTCGCTCCTGTTCAACAGGTTCACTCTTCGGCAGGTAAAATACTTCAGCAAGGCTCATTTCCAACCTCCGCATCAAAGCATTGGGCTTCAAGAGACTTAACCATCACCACACTGCCATCTGTATTAATAACTATCGATGAGTTATATTTGCTTATCAGTTGCTTCGCGTAATCAATTCCGGCGCGAATAAGGAAATTTTTCATCGCAGGAAGATGACCAACTACACTACCCAGACCTTGCTCTATAAGCTCCTCATTAAGATCAAGCTCATTTTCATGGCGAAAAGAAATGAATGAGTCGTAAATTGCGTATTCTGCCGTCTCGCCATTTCTTTCAGGGCCAACCAGCGCCCTTATTTCATTTAGAGATTCATAAAGATCATTATCTTCAAGCTTGAAAAACTCTCGATTATCACTAAGCCTCTCTTTTGCAAAGGCTTTATGAATAAGTTTTTCATCTGATGCGGGATTATTTGAATGAAAGGCTGCTATCACCTTAAATGGCTTAGGAACGCCAGTAGAGGCTGAAATTTCTTTAGCCCTAACTTCTGGTGAATGCTTAGTCATCCCAATCTTATAAATTCCCGGCATGCACTCATTCGAAAGCACATAAACAAAGCCATTTGATTTAAAATCATCTGGCACCTTCATGCTCTTCAGAACCTGGAATTTGTCATTTTCGTATGTCATAATTACTCCTGTGGATTGATCCAGTCTTTCTACATCAGGCCTCGAAGAATTCGCCGTTCTTCGGGGCTTTTTCTTTTGTCAGCATTCTGGCTACTTTCTTAGCCAGTTCCGCCAACTCCTCGTCTTCAACACCCCATTCAAGAACAGCCAGAAGCATTCCCATTTTTGGGATGAAGCTGTCTTTCCATCGCGAAATTTGCGATTCATTGATCCCTAATGCATCAGCAACCTTTCGCTGACCACGTACAGCAATTCGATTTAGGATGTTGCTTGTAATTGCATTCGCTTTCTTGCGAGTACTTGTAAGTTGCATATGTAAGTATTTCCTTAACAAATAAGAAGTTATGCGCACCAACTGATGCGCGTTGTATTCCCGCATTTCGGCGGGAATGAGGACCATGACTGTTAAAGAGCGGTGTTACTATTTGTTTTTCTTGTTGCTTGGGAAAGGACGAACTTCCTCTCCAATCACACTGCCATCAGGCTTTACCGTAACCATAATGTTACGGCCTGCCAGAATGGCCTTGCTGATAGCGCACTGGATTACACCAAAGTCACTGGCTGCTTTAGCCTGTCCATGGATTTTGGCGTAATCGGCAAGTGTCATTCGAATCATATGCACACTCCGTTATTAACCATGAACAAAGAATACTACAGGTATTCAAAGCAATCAATACTCAGGGTATTTTTAGTTTAAGTACCTTAGCTATTAGAATTAAGCTATGGAAAATAAGAAATCACTGACGACAGAACAGCTCGAAGACGCTAAGCGGCTTAAGGCTTTGTATGAGTCAAAAAAGAAAGAGTTGGGAATAACCCAATACTCAATTGCTGATGAACTTGGTATCACCCAAGGAGCGGTAGGGCATTATCTTAATGGCAGAAACGCGCTAAACGTTGAGGTTGCATCTGGTTTTGCACGACTGTTGCAAGTCTCAATTGCTGATTTTAGCCAGTCAATTGCTGCCAAGGTTGCAGAACAGGCAGAAAGCCTTAAGAGCGATGCCAACGTAAGGTATGCAGGGGAATACAGAGCAGGAAAGAGGTATCCGGTGTTAAGCAGTATCCAGGCTGGCTCGTGGTGTGAAGCATGCGAACCATACACCATTAAAGACATAGATGTTTGGCTTGAGTCTGACGCGCATATTCAAGGTAATGCGTTTTGGCTTAAAGTGGAAGGTGATTCAATGACGGCACCGGTTGGGTTAAGCATTCCAGAGGGAACATTCGTTCTTTTCGATACCGGAAGGGAGGCGATCAACGGCAGCTTGGTCATAGCAAAACTTTCTGACTCTAACGAAGCAACATTCAAGAAGCTGATAATCGACGGCGGAAATAAATACCTCAAGGGACTTAACCCTGCATGGCCTCTCGTGCCAATCAATGGAAACTGCAAGATTATAGGCGTTGCAATTGAGACAAAACTAAGGCTGGTTTGATCACGCAAGGGGCGCTTATGGTTGGAACCGCTATAGCAAGCTTTTTTGGGATGTTGGCAATCTCGACAATTTACGGCTTAGCGCATGCTTTTATTGCGAAATCTCTATCAGAAAAAATAAGCCAGGCTTGGGCGCATAGATCAGCTCGTTTCATGATTCTGGTGATCATAGCAATACAAGGGATATCTGCATTTATCCTCTATGGATCAAGCTTATACCTATTGTATCAAGGCGCGACATTTACGCCTTACACCAGTGATTACGGAACTCTATACGATGGTAGTGAAGACATCTCTATGGCTTGGATTGTCTTTGGTTTATCTATGGCCGTGTCTGTTGTAGCAGACATCATTAAGGTAATTCTCGTCTTAACCTTCGCTGACTAACCCATAATCCCGGCAGCAATAGCTATCGGGATCCACTTCACATATCCCGCATAAAAAGCACTGAACAAGCAGACACCGAAAAAATAAATATCCTTTGTATTCATTTGCTTATCATTATTTCACCAAAAATAAATACCTTGGGTATTTACACAATAAAATACCTACAGTATTCTTTAGCCATCAGCAGGACGCTGGAAGCCAAACGGAACAGATTGGCAGGCTCTTTAACATTGATGGGATTGTCCCGCCGAAATGCGGGAACCAAAGAGTAGTTGGCTTTGGGGTGACGTGAAGTGCAGCTGCACGACGGCAACCGGAAGATAAGCACCCGGCGCGTCACCGCCAAAGTCAATCATCGGAGGTCAACATGGCAGTAGTCATTACATATCTGGCTGACGATAACGCCAGAAATCGCCGCAGAGCACGCAGACAGGCTCAACGTGAGCAGGCAATGCAAGAACAGCGACTGGCGCGAAAAATTGCGCTAAAGCTCTCTGGTTGCGTCAGAGCAGATAAAGCAGCATCACTCGGAAGCCTTCGCTGCAAGAAGGCAGAAGAAGTCGAGCGTAAACAGAATCATATTTACTACCGCAAGCCACGCAGTGAAATGGGGGTGACTTGTGTTGGTCGCCAGAAAATGAAATTAGGCAGCAAACCACTTATTTGAGGTGATATATGGAAGAACAAGCCAACAAGATTCTCGTAGAACTACTGCAAAAAGCCAGCAATGGAATAGATGCGGCTGTTTCATTTAGCCAGGCACAGATTCCTGATGTTGTTCATCAGTTGCTAATATGGAGTTTTGTCCATAGCGCACTTTTCCAAGTGGCTGGATTGTTGCTTTTAATTGCAGCAATTAAACTTCCTAGTTTTGCAAGAACGGCAAGAAATAATGGCGAGAGATGGACGTCTTTCGATGGACGTCCAAATGATGGACATTTTATATCTTCGGTTTATTACGATATATGCACTGTATTTGTTCCTATATTTGGCTCAATTATGGGTGTTTTAATTATTGCCTTCAATTTCGAATGGTTGAAGATTTGGCTTGCACCTAAGTTATTCCTAATTGAATATGCAGCATCATTGGTTAAGTAATTTCAGGCCGCATAACCGTCCTTTATTTTTGGCATAAACAACAGAGGCTAACATGGGATTTAAAGGTACTGAAGGTAAGTGGGAAATAATGATGGATGGGGATGAGATTAAAATCATCCAGGCAGACTCACTTGAAAATGGCGCAGGCTGGCGTTCGTATATTGCAATCTGTGAGGAAGTTCAATGCATTGAAGATGCCAATCTAATAGCGGCAGCACCTGACCTTCTCGAAGCACTTCAGTTATTACTTAAGCAAACCAAAAATAGAACAACGACAACATATCCAGAATGGTATGGAGCTGTTAATAAAGGTCTCGCAGCAATAAGAAAAGCTCTTGGGGATAAGTAATGAAAGTAAAAATAACTGCTTCTAATACCAGTTTTGTTAGTGTTGGTGATATTACAGAAGTAATAACAAACCATGATGGAACACAAGTTATGTGGTCTGATTTTTGTAAAAGATATGAGCGAGTCACTTGGTGTAAACTCGTATGGGGCGTCGAATACGAAGAATTACCTGAAATGCATGACGAATAAGCACTGTGTATTCATTCCAACGAGTGAATACACGGAGCAATGTCGCTCGTAACTAAACAGGAGCCGACTTGTTCTGATTATTGGAAATCTTCTTTGCCCTCCAATGTGAGGGCAATTTTTTTTATGGAGGATATATGAGTGAAGTAACAGATTTAGTTGTTATTGAAAAAGCAAATGCAATGACTGTATTTCAGTCTGCCGACCAGATTGAAGAAATCCTTCAAAAGGTTGAACGTGAAGTTATGTCCTTTGTGCCTGATATCACAACGGCAAAGGGCAGAAAGGAGATCGCTTCTCTGGCGTATAAAGTTTCGCAGACGAAAACATATCTCGATGGTCTTGGCAAAGACCTTGTTGCTGAACTGAAGGAAATTCCAAAGCTAATTGATGCTAACCGCAAGACAGTGCGTGATCGCCTTGATGAGCTGAAAGCCAAGGCGCGCCAGCCTCTTACTGATTATGAGGAAGAACAGGCGCGGATTAAAGCCGAAGAAGAAGCTAAGGCAGCAGCTGAAGCTCTCGCAAAGCAAATTGAGTCTGACCATGAAATAGCTATTTTGATGGATCGCGAATTTGACCGCCAAAGAGAAGAGGCAAGACTCAAAGCGGAGCAGGAAAAGCGAGAGCATGAAGAACGCTTAAAAAGAGAAGCTGAAGCGAAAGCCAGAGCTGAAGCCGAAGCAAAGGCAAAAGCCGAAATTGAAGCAGCAGCAAGGCGAGAAGCAGAAGCTAAGGCCGCAGCGGAACGTGCAGAGCGTGAACGCATTGAAGCCGAGCAACGAGCACAGCGCGAAGCAAAAGAGGCAGCAGAACGAGCTGAAAGAGAAAAGCAGGCGGCAATTGAAGCAGAACGCCGAAAAGCACAGGAGGAGGCTGAACAAATCCGTCGCGATGCTGAAGCAAAAGAGCAAGCCAGAATAGCAGAAGAAAAAAGAATCAAGGACGAAGAAGAGCGTAGAGCAAAGGATAAAGCTCACCGGAAAGAAGTAAATAACAAAATACTTGCTGACCTTATCAAGGTTGGCGCATCAGAAGATGTTGCTAAAAATATCATAACAGCCATCGTAAAAGGCGAAGTATTCGCAACAAAAATAACCTACTAATAAAACCAACATAAGGAACCACCCATGATTTACGCAATCGCGGTAGGCGCTCGCATGGGTGCCTTCCAACTAAATGAATCTTTACTTGAACGAATCACCCGTAAATTACGTGACGGATGGAAAAGAGTTGAGGTCTTATTATGCGCAATGAAATAGCCATTAATCACCAGATGCTTCGTGCTGCACAGAACAAAGCAGTAATAGCCAGATTTATTGGTGATTCCAAAATGTGGCTTGAAGCAAATAAAGCGATGAAATCAGCTATCAACCTTCCATGGTATCGCAGGAAATGAGTTTTACAGATAACTGGTCAGACGAAGAATTCATTCGTCAGATGAAAGAATTAATCGGTAACGAAGGAGATATTCATGTCACTTGCAACCACAGTGAAGGAGAGCAAGTTACAGAGACGCATGTACACGCAGAAAGCTCTCTGGTATCGCCATAATGGCGACCGCGAAGGAATGCGGGTATGCCTTAATTTGTCCCGAGTCGAAGTATTAAATCAGCGTTATTTCCTTGGGCCATGTCCATTCTGAGAACAATCATATGAGCAAAGAATTTTACGCAAGACTGGCAGCTATTCAGGAGAATCTGAACGCGCCAAAGAATCAGTACAACTCATTCGGTAAATATAAATACAGAAGCTGCGAAGACATTCTTGAAGGCGTTAAGCCGTTACTGAATGGCCTGTTTTTATCAATCAGCGATGAAGTTGTGTTGATTGGTGATCGGTATTATGTGAAAGCCACGGCAACTATTACCGATGGCGAAAACAGTCATACGGCAACCGCACTAGCACGAGAGGAAGAAAGCAAGAAAGGAATGGATTCTGCACAAGTTACGGGGGCTACAAGCTCTTATGCACGCAAGTATTGCCTCAATGGTTTGTTCGGCATTGATGATGCGAAAGATGCAGATACCGACGAGCATAAACATCAGCAGAACGCAGCAGCAAAGCAATCAAAACCATCACCTACACCTGAACAGGTTCTAAAAGCATTCACTGACGCAGCAATGCAGAAAAACACCGTAGAAGAGCTTAAACAGGCGTTCGCCAAAGCGTGGAAGATGCTCGAAGGGACGCCGGAGCAGCACAAAGCGCAGGACGTTTACAACATCAGACGAGGCGAATTAGAAGGGGCAACTGCTTAATGGCACATTCGATTACAGTAAGACTAAACAAGCCCGCAAGAGAGTTTCAGGCCGGGGAAAATATCGGATTCAACATCCGTGCTGGCGTTCAGTATTACGATCGCCAGACAAAAAAGAAAGAATGGACAAACTACAGCGCCGTTGTATTTGCCAAGCCGGGGGCGCAAGCGGATTACTACCGTAGTGTTCTTGTTGAAGGTGGCATTGTGGAAATTACCGGAGAAAATATCAGGGTTGATGTTTATCAGGGGCAAAATGGTCAATCAATCACTCTTGAATTACTGAATGCAAAGATTGGATTTGCAGCTTCAGGAAATGGCCCGCAGCAGCAAAGTAGTAACCAGCAGAACACTCCTGTATACGACGATTCCATCCCATTCTGATTTAGAAAAATAAGGATTTAATTATGCCAGCGCCTCTGTATGGTGCGGACGACGCGCGCCGCTGTTCCGGCAATTCCGTATCGGAGGTGCTGGATAAATTCAGGAAAAACTACGACCGGATAATGTCGCTACCGCAGGAAACGAAAGAGGAAAAGGAATTTCGCCACTGTATATGGCTTGCAGAGAAAGAAGAACGCGAGCGAATTTACCAGACATCAATCCGACCATTCCGCAAAGCCACATATACCCACTTCCCTGAAATTGACCCGCGCCTGCGTAATTACCGCTCACGCTATGGCGCTATCAGTAATGACTGAGGAATTAACAATGAAAACAATGAAGCTAAACATCGACCTCGGAAAATACGTTATTACCGGAACCAAACACGACATGATTCTTAGTGAAAGAGGCATTATCAAAGAAGGCGAGAATGCAGGGAAAGAAACACTAAGTCGTATCGGTTATTACAGCAAGTTTGAGCATCTGGTTAAAGAGTTATGCAACCGTGAAATCCTGTTATCTCAGGCGCAGACGCTACAGGATATTCAGCAGCATATCGAAGCTTTAGGTATGTCACTTAGCATGGCTATTGACCAGTTCGTGGAGAGTAAATCATGAGAGGACTTGCATACAATCCCGGCATTCTTCCGGCAGAAATGATTATTCGCCAACGCGTAAAGCCAATGCCATCGAGAGAGGAGTTGCTTAAGAGAAATTCTTTTCCATCAGTGAATCAAAACAAATATCTGAATGCGATGTTGCGGAGTGGGAAGAAATGAAACAAATGTCACTAATTGAGATGGATGGATTTCTGAAAGGTAAATACATCCCACGAGATTTAAAGGTTAACGAAACAAACGCTGAATATCTTGTCCGTAAGTTCGGTGAACTTGAATCAAAACTAGAAACGGCGTTGCGGGAGTGTCGTTCTGCTGGAATCACGATTGATAACATTGATGCCAAGTGCGCGGCGCTGGCAGCGGAGAGTGCGGTGATGAAGGCGGGACATTCATATTTCTCATATGGCTCTGAGCATAATTTTGAATGGCACAAAACTGCTGAGGAAGCTATCGAATCGGCTGAGGCTGCAATCGACGACTATCGCGGTGATGCTTGCGATGGATGGAGCGAAGAGGTCGATAGTATTTGCTGGGGAATCATCATGCAATCGTCAACGAAGGTTGGCGAACGACCACGCAACGAGGATGACTGTTGTGATCCTGCGATCGATACGATTTGCGATTATGCGCTTCTGCCTAATATCGAAACCCCAGCCACCGACGCATTCCTGGCTGAAGTACGGGCGCAGGGGGTAGAGTTGTTTGCTGAAAGCCAGAAGGAATACGTCAGAAAAAACCGCAACGAATTGGATTCCATGACTCGCGCCGCCTATTGCGGAAGCGCTGTTGATGCTGAGAGATTCGCCGCCCAGCTTCGCAAAGGAGGCAACCAGTGACTGGACATGCAGCAATCCTCGACATGTGCTGTGGCAGTCGCATGTTCTGGTTCGATAAGAAGGACGACCGGGCGATATTTAGCGATATCAGAAAGGAAGATCACATATTGTGTGATGGCCGACGGCTGATAATTAGCCCTGACCTGATAGCAGATTTTCGTGCATTACCATTTGCAGACGCATCGTTTCCGGTTGTTGTATTCGACCCTCCGCATCTTGAGCGTGTTGGTGATAACGCCTGGATGGGAAAGAAATATGGACGGCTGAATAAAGATACCTGGCGTGATGATTTGCGGCAGGGATTTAAAGAAGCCTTTCGTGTGTTGTGGCCATATGGTGTTCTGATTTTTAAATGGAATGAAACGCAAATACCTGTTCGCCAAATATTGGCACTGACAGACAGAAAGCCTGTTATCGGTCAACGAACAGGAAAGGGTGACAAGACCCACTGGATTATTTTTATGAAGGAGGGCAACCAGTGAGCAAAATTGACTATCAGGCACTGCGTGAAAAGGCAGAGAAAGCAACGTGTGGTGTGTGGTCGCTCGAATATGGAGAGAGCCGATTTGATTGTGATGATGCGCTAATTCATCGTGACGTTGTTGGATATCTTCCCATTTGCAGAATTGAAGGAGCGCATCCTGAAAGCGGTTTCGATGAAGATTTCCAAATGGAACAGCAGGCCAATGCTGAATTCATCGCCGCAGCCAATCCAGCTATCGTGCTGGCATTACTGGATGAACGGGAAAGAAACCAGCAATACATCAAATCACGCGACCAGGAGAACGAGGATATTGCGCTAACGGTAGGGAAGCTGCGCGTTGAGCTGGAAGGCAAAGACAGCAAAATAGCCAATCTTACCGCCGAACGCGATGCTCTTCGTGAAGGTGAGATGGGCGACGCTAGGCATAGCAACACACGGGCCGCAGCTGATATCTACTTCCAACTGGTCGAGGAGTGCGAAATTCCTGCTGGCGGTTCTCTGGTCGAGTACGTTGACGATATGCGCGAGAAGCTGGAAGCCGCAGAGAAGCGCATTGCAGAACTGGAAAGCAACGAAGTCCGTGAAGTCGGAAATCAGTTTCTTGTTGTTCGCCATCCTGGGAAAACTCCTGTCATCAAGCACTGCACTGGTGACCTGGAAGAGTTTCTGCGGAAGTTAATCGAACAAGATCCGTTAGTAACTATCGACATCATTACGCATCGCTATTACGGGATTGGCGGTCAATGGGTTCAGGATGCAGTTGAGTATCTGCATATGATGTCTGACGCTGGCATTCGCATCAAAGGAGAGTGATATGAGCGCTATGACCAAAGAACGTATCAAATTATTCATTAAAAATCCGCTTGATAACGGACTTACTCGTGGCGAACAAATGGAAGTGGCACGGATTGCACTGGTATCGCTGGAAGCAGAGCCGGTGGCAAAGATTATAGCTCATTACCCATTAGGAGTTGACGTAGGCAAACAAAAGTTCGTACAGGCCATTGGAGAGCTTCCTGACTTTGGCGGATATCTATTTGCCGCCCCGCCAGCGCCGGTAGTGCCGGAAGAAGCAACTCCGGAAAACGTAGAAATGCTCTCTGGCTATGTTTCCACGTACAAATTAACCGATAGCGAGCGCGATATTGCTGCCGAAATATGGAACGCCTGCCGCACCGCCATGCTTCAGTCCGGAAACTTTCGGGAAAGCAAGAATTCGTCAACCAATAATTTTCGGGAAATCCCGGAAGCGTCAACCAGCTCTCCGGTAACTCCGGCTCTTCTGCCTGGTGGTTTCACCATTGAGGAGGCGAAGGAATTACATGAAGACCTGGTACGCAGCCACATAAGCAAGGCCTTAAGTGGCGAAAAGATGAAAAAGAAAGATCGCGATGCTGATTTGCGCTGGATTCATGGCGTTATAGTTCAGGCAGCGTGGTTTGTAAAAGCATCACTGGAGCAGAATGCACTATCGGGCAACTCTCCGGTAATTCCGGATGGTTGGGTCATGGTGCCGAAGAGACTAACAGCCGAGAACGGCGCTAAGGGTGTGCTATCCGGTGAATTTTCAGAAACTACGTTTATAAGCTGCCCGGAATGCTTTGGTGATGATGATTGCGAAACTTGTGACTGTAGCGGGAGAATCGAAATCAAGGTTCCAGTCAGTTGGACAACTATCAAAACTATTTGGGATAAAGGGTGTGAGCACTTTTCAATAGTAGCACCGCAGCAAGATGGGTGATGAAAACAAGTATTTATAACTTAAAAGCATTAAAAAATCGCTTATAGATCAAAAGAAATCTACGTCAAATATTACTATATTTCAATGTGTTATAATTACCCAGTACATAAAATGGGGGGACACAAAATGTTCAAACGCTGCATCACCAAGTGTGGAAGCACACCTGACATCCAAGCTTTTATTAATGAAGATGGTAAGCTTGTTGTTGAGAGGAGTGGTCCTTTTATTAGCAAACAACTTATCATTACCTCTCCAGCGGAGATGGCCGGAGAATGGATAGTTTCTGAACCAGAGGAGTTGCACATCCCGCTTCCTTATGGCCCTCAGGGACTGATTTATAACCGTTATGTTCAGAAGGAGGCGGGTTGACAATGTCAGGCATAACATCGCCGAGAAATCGAAAGAAAAACAGAACAAGGTAAACGTTGACCTTGCAGCATCAGGCATGGAGTACAGAGAGCGCCTTAACATACCTGTTATCACTGAGCAGGTATCATGAGAGCAACCTGAGCACTCACGCGAGTATTTCATGGAGCGCATCAGATACTATCGCGAGCAGTCGTTAAACATGCCCAAGGGAAGCAACCCATGGTATATCGATATGGATGAACAGAACGCCAAGAAGTAAACGCAATTTGAACGAATGCGAACCCGCCGAGTGCGGGTTTTCTTTTATCTGAACTCGCTACGGCGAGTTTTGTTTTATGGAGACAAGAAATGTCAGATTTGGCTATGAAGGTTTTGAAATGGCAATCGACTGGCGATGTCGGCATCAGTAGCGCAACTCTTGCCTCAATCGCATGTGGACTGAAAAAGAATATCTATGGTCATCACTTCGGCGCTCCACATGACGCAGCCGATTTCCGGCGATGCGTTGCACTTGTTGAGCAGATTCCAGAAATCAGAGATTCATTCGACAAGGTTGCAAAGCGCGTTCCGGCATTCAAAGGAATCCTCAACGAATGGGATTCACTCGTTGCTCTGTTGAAGTCTGAAATGAAGATACACGGAAACAAAGCACCAGAGACTTACAGAAGAATTAGCGAGCTACGCAAGGACTAACCACAGCCTCACACTCGATGAGGCCAGTTCATTTCTCAAGATATCCAGACCTACCATCGCCGCATCAATGCGGTTTTTTTATTGCCTGATTTGCAGGTTCGATTCCCTATTCGGAGATAGCACTCATGCAACACGAACTACAGCCTGATTCACTGGTTGATTTGAAATTCATCATGGCCGATACTGGCTTCGGTAAAACCTTCATCTATGACCGGATTAAGTCCGGGGACCTGCCTAAAGCCAAAGTTATCCACGGGCGAGCAAGATGGTTATATCGTGACCATTGTGAATTCAAAAATAAGCTCTTAAGCCGCGCCAATGGGTAAAATAGCGGGTAAAATTTTTTTCACATCTAAAAAACACCATTCCAATCAATCCCCTGCCGCTTCAAGTAGATGTCTGCAGGGGACACCAGATACCCTTCAAACGAAATCTACCTTCACCCCGTAAAAGATAGGTTTGGCAGCACACTTGCCTTATATCTACTCATTTTTACTGCAACAGGTTGAAATCTCAGCACTGTCAGAAAGCGCTGATGACTAAACAGCCCTGGGCCGGGCGATGTAACCATCACACAGAATCCTGATAGCGAAATATGGCGTGACTCGATACTTCACTCCGCAATGCATTCCTTGATGAATTCGCAGGACCGTGATACACGGGACAGGTCGCTGAATGACGACAATGTCTTGGAAATCAGCGAACCGCGCATCTGAAGTACATTTGAGCGACTGTACCAGAACATGAATGAGGCGTTTGGATTAGGTGATTATTAGCAGGGCTAAGCACTTTAGTATTATTATTTTCCGGTTGAGGGATAGGGAGATATCGACAACAACCGGAAAAGTTTACGTCTATATTGCTGAAGGTACAGGCGTTTCCATAACTATTTGCTCGCGTTTTTTACTCAGGAAGAAAATGCCAAATAGCAACATCAGGCAGACAATACCCGAAATTGCGAAGAAAACTGTCTGGTAGCCTGCGTGGTCAAAGAGTATCCCAGTCGGCGTTGAAAGCAGCACAATCCCAAGCGAACTGGCAATTTGAAAACCAATCAGAAAGATCGTCGACGACAGGCGCTTATCAAAATTTGCCACGCTGTATTTGAAGACGGATATGACACAAAGTGGAACCTCAATAGCATGTAACAGCTTCACTAATGAAATAATCCAGGGGTTAACGAACAGCGCGCAGGAAAGGATACGCAACGCCATAATCACAACACCGATAAGTAATGCATTTTTTGGCCCTACCCGATTCACAAAGAAAGGAATAATCGCCATGCATAGCGCTTCGAGTACCACCTGGAATGAGTTGAGATAACCATACAGGCGCGTTCCTACATCGTGTGATTCGAATAAACCTGCATAAAAGACAGGAAAAAGTTGTTGATCAAAAATGTTATAGAAAGACCACGTCCCCACAATAAATATGACGAAAACCCAGAAGTTTCGATCCTTGAAAACTGCGATAAAATCCTCTTTTTTTACCCCTCCCGCATCCGCCGCTACGCACTGGTGATCCTTATCTTTAAAACACATGTTGATCATCATAAATACAGCGCCAAATAGCGAGACCAACCAGAAGTTGATATGGGGACTGATACTAAAAAATATGCCGGCAAAGAACGCGCCAATAGCATAGCCAAAAGATCCCCAGGCGCGCGCTGTTCCATATTCGAAATGAAAATTTCGCGCCATTTTTTCGGTGAAGCTGTCAAGCAAACCGCATCCCGCCAGATACCCCAGGCCAAAAAAGAGCGCCCCCAGAATTAGACCTACAGAAAAATTGCTTTGCAGTAACGGTTCATAAACGTAAATCATAAACGGTCCGGTCAAGACCAGGATGAAACTCATACACCAGATGAGCGGTTTCTTCAGACCGAGTTTATCCTGAACGATGCCGTAGAACATCATAAATAGAATGCTGGTAAACTGGTTGACCGAATAAAGTGTACCTAATTCCGTCCCTGTCAACCCTAGATGTCCTTTCAGCCAAATAGCGTATAACGACCACCACAGCGACCAGGAAATAAAAAAGAGAAATGAGTAACTGGATGCAAAACGATAGTACGCATTTCTGAATGGAATATTCAGTGCCAT